TACTTCAAGTTTTATTAAATTTATTTATTCAATAATGGAATTTTTTCATATACTTATCATGGTTATTATATTTATATTAATGTTTAACTTTAAATGTGACCTAAAAAAATTAATGATATTAAACATAGCTATGTTTGTACTAATTGGTTGTTTTTTTATATTTAAAAGATGTATACTAACAATATTAGAAAATAAGGTACTTGGAGTAGATGAGCGTATAGGAACTGTTTCAAAAACTACAAGAATAATGTATTTTTTTAAATTATCAAAAAGATACATTCCACCAAACCAAGATAATGATTTTGGTAATACCTTGGCATGGATGAATGGAAATGGTATATTAATATTTTTTGTATTATTATTAAATAGTTGGTGTTTTTTTTCATCACAAAATAAATTAGTTTGCAAAAGCAATAGATCCCATTCCAGAAGAAATACGTAATACATTATAATTAATTGCATATATATTAATATCATTTAATCGTTCATTTACAAGTGTATTAAACTCACTCCAAACCATACGTGGATTTGTAATACGACTAAAATTTGCACTTCCAGAAGGTTGAAATTCTTCAGGACGTAAACTAAAAGAATAAACACCTATTGAGTCACTCTGTACGTAAGAACCAGAACCTGTATGAAATTCCCATATTTGTTGACGAGTAAAGTATTTTAAATTTCTTGGGCTAAAACGAGGAAGACCATTAAAAGTTAAATTCATTTTGACACCTGTAATATCTGCATTTTTAACATTATCCCCAACACCAGGTACTGTTCTATAAATAAGACTTTCTGGAAAAGCAGGTCCTTTACCTAACCCCCCTGGAATATCTCTAAGAGGTCTATCTTGAGGTTGTCCGCAAAATATAATTTCTTTTATCGGGTGTTGAAAATTTAGAGGTATTGTTACTGTATTATTACTTACTATTTTATCATTATAGTTTTGAAACTGAAGTTGTTCTATAAGATATTCATGTGATCCTTGAGTAAATATTTTACGTTCTGCTGAATCAAGATAAATATAATCAGCATAAACTTTAATATTTGTTAAATCAATATACATATTTTGTTCTGAATCATAATTATATTGATAAACACCTATAATAGCTCGTGTAGTAGCTAAGTTAATATAAAATTTAACTTCATGGTACTGAAGTGCTATCAATGGAATAGCAAGTCCAGGATTACGGCAAAACCAAAACTGCATAGGTATATAAGCTTCTGATGGTGCATCTTTGGTTGTATTTTCAGTAGGTAAATCTGATAGTTGATAAATATAATTCATATGTGTATAAGCTGTTTTATTATATTTAAGCATAGCCCATGGTTCTTCTCCATTTAATCCTGAACTTAATTGTAGTTCACTAACACCTATATTAGTAAGATCTCTCCATATAGTTAACCAAATACCATAATGACGATCTATAAGATTTCCACCAATTTCTATTTCCATAGATTCTAGTATAGCATGACCTAAATTAGCTGAAATAACATCTACCTGATTCCCTTGAGGAGGTACGATTTTATTTGGGCTATATTGAACTGTTAAATTTTTTAGTAAATCTCCATTACGTGATATTGTTACAGCTATTCTTGATCCTGCAGTTAAAGATCCATTGATGTCTTGTTGTATAGATTCTATTGCAAAATTAGTATATCTACGATATACTTTTTTAAAATAAGTTATTTGAGGTTGTCCTGTAATAACTATATTTTGAGCTCCAAAAGCAACTAATTGTATTAAAGCTCCTCCAGGCATTTAATTATTACTTATTATTAATTACTAATTATTAATTTTCTTAAATAAATTAAATTAATTGCTTATTATTAATTGGAATAAGCAAGTCCACCCATTCCAGACATGACTCTAAAAATATTATGATTAAGTGCATAAATATTTAATGGATTTAGAGTTTCAGTAGGTTTACGATCATAAAAAAATAACACAGCTCTATCGATTCTAGAAAAATTACAACTTCCAGAAGGTTGTTGGTCTTGTGGATTTAAACAAAATGAATAAACAGCTATATTATCACCACCTGCATCAGTTACAGACCCTGAACCTGTATGAAGTTGAAGTATTTGTTGACGAGTGAAGTATTTCAAATTTCTTGAACTAAATCTATCATTTTGATTAAGTACAAGTTGTAATTTAAGGTCTGTTGTAGGTGCTCCAAAAGTATCATCTGAGTCATTAACAATAATAGGATAAGGTGTAGCTCCACCCCATACACTTTTATAATATGGGTTTGTTATAGTAATAAATGGATTATCTGGATGTGTATTTACTAATAAATCATTAATAACCGATTGTGGTTTTCCAGTAATAATAAGTTCCTTTATAGGATGATTAAAATTAAGTTCAACTGAAGTTGCATTTGCATAATCAATATCCTGGTATTGTAGTTGATCTATAAGATATTCATGTGCTTCAGAAGCAAATTTTTTACGTTCAGGTGCATCAAGAAATACATATTCTCCAAAAAATTTAATACTAGATAAATCTACAGGTATATCATTCACTTTATAATCAGTTACTGGAATAATGAAGTCTTGTTTTTTTGCAAATGTTATATTTAATTTAACTTCATGATACTGTAATGCTATTAATGGAATTGCTAAACCAGGATTACGACAAAACCAAAATTGTAAGGGTACATAGGCTTCTGTAGGAGCATTATAGGTTCCTAAATTAGTATAAGGGTATTTATTAATACCTTTATGAGTATAAGCCATAGTTTGATACTTTGTTAAAAAGGTTTGAAATGTTTTTATAGTAATTTCTCCATATCTTCCTAAAGTTCCTGTAATACCTGGTGTAATACCTGGTATACTTTCTTTCGTATATTCAAGATATTTATAGTAATTTTGAAATTCACCACCATCACTATTTATACTAAATTGTGAAGCATAAGGATTTACCTCAGTTAGATCTCTCCATATAGTTAACCATATACCATAATGTTTATCGATTACTTGACCTCCAATTTCAATCTCCATAGATTCTATTAATGAGTGTCCTAAATCACTACATATTCCTTGAATATATGAACTCTTAGGAATTATTTTATTGGGTTTATATTGCATATAAAGACCTTTAAGTAAATCTCCATTACGAGTAATAGTAACAGATACCTTAGAACCTGGGTTTATTGATCCAGTAATAGGTATTTCGATTTCTTCCATAGCAAAATTAGTATGTCGTTTATGAATATTCTTAAAATAAGTTATTTGAGGGTGTCCTGTAAGATAAACATCTTGAGCTCCATAAGCTACTAATTGTAATAAAGTGGATCCCATGATTAATTAATTATTATTAATTACTTATTATTATTAATTTTCTTAAATTAAATTTAATTAGAAAAAACAATACCTCCCATACCACTTGTTATTCTAAGAACATTATAATTTATACCATAAATATCTATAGGATTAAGTACTTCATATGATGGTTTTAAATTCTTGAAAAGAAGTCTTACATCATTTATAGTACTAAAATTTAATGTACCACTAGGTTGATGATCTTCAGGAGTTAAAGCAAATGAAATTACTGCTATATTACCATAGGTTCCACTACCTGGTCCTGTATGATATTTCCATACTTGATTACGAGTAAAGTATTTCAAATTTCTAGGAACAAATTGTTCTTTACCATTGACTATTAATTGTAGTGTAGCTTCAGTAAATGTAACAGCGTCCAAACTATTTGTAGTATTAAATGCATTAGATACTTGTGAAATAATTGGACCTGGTGTAGCTGCTCCATCACATGTATTCCACCATTCAAAAGGTGCAGGTAAAGGATTAGCTAGAAATACAGGATCATAAGCATACTTATAACCAAGAGGACCTGAAATATTATTATCTATAAAATTATAATTATCTAAACTATTAGGGTTACTTGGTTGTCCTGCTATAATAAGTTCTTTTATAGGATGATTAAAATTTAATGAAACATTACTGGTATTTTGTGAACTTTTTCGTTGTACTTGTTCGATAAGATATTCATGACTATTTTGTGCGAACTGCTTACGTTCAATAGTATCAAGAAATACATAGTCTCCAAATACTTTAAAATTTTTAGAAATATTGAAATAGTCATTATCATCACTTATTACTTTATTAAGTACCAAAAAAGCATTTAATGCAGCCAAATTTATAGTTAATTTAACTTCATGGTACTGTAATGCAATGAGTGGAATTGCTAGACCAGGGTTTCTACAAAACCAAAACTGTAGAGGAATATAACATTCTTTAGGAGCATTTAATAAATTTAATCCATAAGGACCAGTATCACCGGAAATAACCTTAATACTTTTTGCTATACCTGTATGTGTATATGCCATTTTATTATAAATAATATCAAAATCACTTTCAACACGTTTTCCTGAAATATCTAACTGAGATTGTGAATTATAAGCATTATTTTCTGTAAGTTGTCTCCAAACAGTTAACCATCTACCATATTGACGATCAATTACCTGACCTCCAATTTCAATTTCAATTTGTTCTAAAATAGCATGGCTAAAATCATTTGCTATAGTATTTATATAAACTCCTAAAGCTTGATACTTAAGATAATTTTCTATTATTGAATCATAAGGACTAAATTGTATCCATAATTTTTTCAAAAGATCACCGTTACGTGATATAGTATAGGTAATTCGTGATTGAAGACGAGGAACATCTTCAGAAATTTGTTCTACAGATTCTACTGCAAAGTTTGTGTATCTACGATAAACACTTTTAAAAAAAGTAATTTGTGGTTTTCCTGTAAGATAAACATCTTGGGCTCCATAAGCTACTAATTGTAACAAAGCACCACCCATTAAGTAATATTATTATTATTAATACTTATTATTTTATTATTATTATTTTTTAAACAATTTAATCTCTAATACATTTATTGTAGATTAAATTCTTTTAACCAGAGCAATATGACTAACCTAAATGTCCTTTAACCTCTCTCTTGGGAACACCTTGAATTTTTACATATAGGTTACTTAATTTTAATAACAGTAGTAATTATTATTACTATTTTAATTGGAAGATTAAGCTTCTTAATTGGAATAAGCAAGACCTCCCATACCAGACATAATACGAAGAACATTGTAGTTAACAGCATAGATATCTAGAGAATTTAGATTACTTGCAGAAGTTCCTCCAAATTTCATTTGAGCGTTATCGATACGGGAAAAGTTGCAAGTACCGCTTGGTTGATGTTCTTCAGGTCGAAGAGCAAATGAGTATACACCAATGGCATCACGGAATGATTGAGAACCATATCCAGTATGTGAATCCCAGATTTGATTACGAGTGAAGTAGGTAATGTGACGATCAGTGAAACGATCAGTTCCGTTAAGAACAAGACGCATTGTAAGATCAGTTCGAGATGTTTCAAGATCATTAACAACGCCTTGAGCGTCAGTAGATTGATCTGATACAATTTGGCTAGGTGTAGCACCACCAGTAAGAACTGTATCACCACTAAATGAACCATCTTTAACTGAAACGGGGGTACCAGTAAAGATAAGTTCTTTAACGGGATGGTTAAAGTTTAGACGAATTGTGCTTTGAGTTTCACCAGATTGTACTTGTAATTGATCGATGAGGTATTCATGTGCGTTTTGAGCGAATTGACGACGTTCAGTGGTATCTAGGTAAATATAGTCAGCATAAATTTGAATACTTGAATAATTTACAGTAGGTACTCCTGTATCAGCTAAAAATAGTTGATCTAGGTTAGCATAATTAATGTTAAATTTAACTTCATGGTATTGTAGTGCGATCAATGGAATAGCCAACCCAGGGTTACGGCAGAACCAAAAGGCCATAGGAACATAAGCACGTTTGGGAGCTCTAGCTAGACCACTTTTATCTAAGTCTCCTGTAGGTAAATAATATCCAAGATGGGTATAAGACATACGTTGATATAGAGTAGGAGCAACAAAGTCATGCCAGGTTGCACTATCACCTGTTTCAGGTTCATTGGCGCCTGAATCTCCTCCCCAAGTGTAGGTAGGTTCTGCTCCACCCCAATGAAGTCGTCCTTTAGAACCAGTGGGGTTTACTTCAGTAAGTTCACGCCAAATAGTAAGCCATTTTCCGTAGTGTTTATCAATGAGTTGACCTCCAATTTCAAGTTCAAGTTGATTAAAAAGAGCATGTCCTAAATCAGCAGCTACATATCCAGTAGTTCCTTTAGGTAGTAAATTGCTAGGATCATATTCAACCCATAGATTTTTGAGTAAATCTCCATTACGTGAGACAGTTACAGTTACACGGCCTCCAGGAATGGAGTTACCATTGATGGTTTGTTGAATAGATTCAACAGCGAAGTTGGTGTGGCGACGGTAAATAGCCTTGAAAAAAGTAATTTGTGGTTGACCGGTAAGATAAATATCTTGAGCTCCGTAAGCGACAAGTTGCATAAGACCTCCCCCCATTTTTGTTTGTTTTTATAATTTATATTAAATATTTTATTTTATAAATAAATTCCGAAAAATAATTAAATTTAATTAGAATACGCAAGTCCTCCCATTCCCCCTAATACTCTAAAAATATTGTAACTTGGTGCAATAATAAGATAATTTGGTATAAATGAATAATTTTCTTCAGGAATGGAATCTTGATTTCCTGGAATTACATTTTTATTTCTAAAATTAACTACCATATGAGCGTTATCTATTCTTGTAAAATTACAAGTACCTGAAGGTTGATGTTCTTCAGGTCTTAGTGCAAATGAATAAGAATATATATAATTACTAGGTATTCTCGTATGATGTTGATAAGGTTGTACTAATCGAAAGTATTCACCTGGTCTTTCTCTAAAACGATCATGGCCGTTAATAAGTAATTTTAAATTATATACAGGTGCAAATTGAGCGGGTGTTCCATTTGGAATTTTATTGTTCCCTAAAGAAAAATCATTTTGAGGAGCATTTGAATTATTTCTACCAAAAATAAATATTAATTCCTTTGTTGGATGATTTAAATTTAATCGAAGTATATTTTCAGAAACAATACTTTGCATATTACCTGCTTGGCTTTGTGTTTGTTCTATAAGATATTCATGTGCGTTTTGTGTAAATTTTCTACGTTCAGTAGAATCAAGAAAGTAGTATTCCGCATATACCTTAAATGAAATTAATCTTGGAGGTTCTAAAGGATTTTTTAAAAATACTTTAGAATAAGTATCACCATTAGTTGCAAAAAGAAGATTATCATACTTTTCTATATTTATTTCTAATTTAATTTCATGATACTGAAGCGCTATCAATGGAATTGCTAGACCAGGGTTTTTACAAAACCAAAACTGCAGTGGAATAAATAATCTATTACCTGGACTCTGAGTAATATCATATGGAGTATATACACCTGTAGAATAGTCCTTTCCTATCATTTTTCCAAATCCTTCAAGCTGCGATCCATTAAGAGTAAGTTCAGACCAAATATCTAACCAAATTCCATATAGTTCATCTATTTTTTGCCCCCCTATAAAAATAGCAGTTCTACTAATAAGATAATTACCTACTCCTTGCATCCATCCAAATGTACTATACTGCCCCTCCCCAGGATCAAAAAGAGCAGCATTAGGTAATTGAGCTTCTATAGTAACATTACCAATAAGATCTCCATTTCTAGCTAATACTAATACTACTGTATCTCCAAAATCAGTAACACCATCATATGCCTGTGGTATAGATTCTATAGCAAAATGAGTATGTCTTTTATATATAGCTTTAAAAAAAGTCACCTGTGGTTGACTTGTAAGATAAATATCCTGAGATCCATATGCTACTAATTGTATTAATCCACCACCCATCAAGTACTTAGTATTATTATTAATAGTACATTATTATTTTTTTAAATTAACTTTTGTGAGTTCAAAGGTATTTTTAGTATTTCCTTTTTTAATGACCCATCCCTGTGATAATAATTTATATAAATAAAGTGCTCTTAAAATAATTAAATAACTTATATTATCTAGTACCTTTACCATATTCCTATTAGTACTATTAGGAAATACTAGTAGTATTAATAGTATTATTATTATTTTTAATAAAAATATTGTACGTAAAGTAAGTAAAAATGTTAAAAATAGGAATTGTCCTAAATTATAAAAATGCTGAAAAAAA